CGCAAGCGCCAGCCGTAACGGTGAGCCGTTTGATGCCCTAATAAATCGTTTTCGTCCTACGCTCCCAAATGGAAGAGCACGATATTGCTCTGATTACATGAAGACCAGAACAATCCATAAACATCTTAAGGATGAGGGTTGGGAGGAGTGGGATTCATTTATTGGCATAAGAGCAGATGAACAAAGAAGGGCAAGCAAGTTCAGAGCTAACCCGAACCCAAAGGGTAAATATGAGACGCTATTTTTACCGTTAGTGCCTGAAGGCGTCACTTCAAAAGTGGTTGGTACTTTTTGGAAGAGTTCAAGTTTTGATTTGAATCTACCAAACATGAATGGTAAGACCATGCATGGCAATTGCGATTTATGTATGTTAAAACCAAAAGCCCAAATTTTAAGTTTGATTGCAGAGAAACCAGAAAGAGCATTGTGGTGGATGAATCACGAAAAAGAGGCTGCAGAAAGATGCTCTGGTGATGGAAAATATTTTGCCATTGACCGTCCAACCTACGCTGAAATGTACAAATATGCAGCGGAACAAACCGATATGTTTGACCCTAATGAAGAAGCAATTGCCTGCTTTTGCGGGGATTGACCATGCTTGACCAACTGCGCACCATGCGCGAACACATTATCTGGCTGGGCACTCAGTTGGAGCAGGAGCGCGACTCCTCACGCGAAAAGACTGTGCTGCTCAAGCGCCTGCTGGACCCTGATGACTTAGGTCACGCGGTCACCAACGAAGTACGCAAGCAGGCCTACGCAATCATTTCAAACGACCACGAAAGAGAGAGAGAAAAATGGAACGTATCAAACTAAGGCCGAGTGCAGCGTCACGCTGGATGGCCTGCCCTGCCAGTGTCCACCTGTCAGTCGGCATCCCAGAGTCACCGAGTGGCGAGGCTGCGCAAACCGGGACAGCTATTCACGCTTTGGCCGAGTTGTGCTGGCAGACTGAGGATGACCCGAAGAACTACGTCAATAAGATGGTCGAGCAGATCGTCATCACCGAGCAGAACGCTGAGTTCGCGCAGTTGCACCTAGACACCATCAAGCGGTTGGAGACTGAGCTAGGGCGGGTGCTGGTGGAGCAACACGGGACGGTGCTGAACACCATGCAGATCCAGCTATCAGGGACGTGCGACGTCGTTGGCTACAGCGTCAAGGACTCCATCATCGAGATCGTGGACCTCAAGACGGGCCGCAACTACGTTGACGCTGACTCGCCGCAACTGAAGATCTACGCGCTGGCGATGATGCGTGAGCTTGGAGACTTCAACACGATTCGCTTAACGATTGTCCAGCCCCAGGTCGGCGCTAACCGGACTCACCAGATGACGCTGGCCGAACTGAACGAGTGGCGCGATAACGAACTCATGAAGGCGGTCAACGAGATTGTTGCGATGAACGCCTACCCGACACCATCACGCGATGCGTGCAAGTACTGCCCAGCTAAGTTAGTATGCCCAGCCCTGCGCGAGAAGGCTTACGAGTTACCACTGGCGCCTACGAAAGAACTCAGCGAGAGCGAGATTGCTACCTGGCTGGAGCAGGGAGAACTGGTGGAGGCTTTCTACGAGGAAATCCGCAAGGTAGCGACTAAGCGCCTTGAGGACGGCGCGGCAGTGCCAGGCTGGAACCTGGTCCCGAAACGCGCTATCCGCAAGTGGAAGGCAGACATCGACATCAGCGACTTGCCGATTGAGACTGCCAAGCTGTACAAGAGCGAGCCGATCACGCCAGCGCAAGCTGAGAAATTACTGAGCAAAGATGACCGGCATCTGCTCGACGATTTGACAGAGAAGGTCTCTTCTGGACTGACTCTGGCAAAGATGACGGAATCCTCCGACATCTAACACTGTGCTAACGCACGAAACTTAGGAAACTGAAATGCTAAATCTTTCAAACAACAACGGTAGTGGTAACAGCTACATTCGCTTTGCTCCCCAGGCCAACGCCTGGACGAACCGCGACGGCGAGGAAATACAACTCAAAAAAGTGGTCATGGACCTGGACACTGTTCAAACAGGCTGGCTGATGATTGGTGCTGGTGTACGCGATTGGCAGCCGGATGAGGTGCTTGGCGCCAAAAGCCAATCACCTGGTGAGGGGTATAAGCGCGGGTTTGTAGTGACCCTGTACTCAAAGGAACTCGGACTGGTCGATTGGAGCGCCAATGCCTACGGTCCATGCAAGGGCTTTGAGAAAATCTACAACGAAGCCGAGAAAGCTGCTGGTGACAACTTCGGCAAGCTGCCGGTAATCGAGTATGTAAACAGCACCGCCGAGAAGGTTGGCAAGGGCAACACGCGAGTTCCGAACTTCAAATTGGTGAGTTGGGTTGCGCGTCCCGCTGGCATGAACGCGGATGGTGATGACTTTGTTGAGCCGGAGCCAGCATTCCCAGCTTTTAGTGTTCCTGTTCGTAAAGCTGCCAAGCCAGCGCCTGCGCCTGTGATGGACGACGAAGAGTTTTTCTAACCAGTAGTCTGGTGGCCGGTGGGTTGATCTCCACCGGCTTTTTTTCCTCTAAAAAAGTACAAGTATGAACAAGATTGAATTTGGAGATTGCAGAGAGACGATGCGTCGCTGGAAAGAGCAAGGCATCAAGGCGCAGACTTGCGTGACCAGCCCACCGTATTACGGTTTGCGTGACTACGGCCACGAAGGACAGATTGGACTTGAAGAAACGCCAGAGGAATACATCAAGGCAATGGTCGAGGTGTTCCGATGCGTGTGGGATGTGCTGGAAGATGATGGGACGTTATGGCTGAACATTGGGGATAGTTATGCGTCGATGCAGCGCAGCGGGAAGAAGGAATCTCCAGGAGTTGGAGCTAAACAGGAAATGTTACCTATTAAAAATAAGATTAAATGGGGCAAGGGTGGAGGCACAAACTTTTGGTGGCGTATACCTACTCAACACTATGGGGACATTAAACCAAAAGACTTGATTGGCATTCCTTGGCTGCTGGCCTTTGCCTTACGCGCTGATGGCTGGTATTTGCGACAGGACATCATCTGGCACAAGCCAAACCCCATGCCTGAGTCAGTGCAAGACAGATGCACCAAAGCGCATGAGTACATCTTTCTGATGAGCAAATCGCAGAAGTATTACTACGATGCTGAAGCGATAAAGGAAGAGTCTATAAACACAGCTGAGGAACAAGAAGCCAAAAGAAACAAGATTGACCATAAAGGGCAAAGAGACAACGGAGATATGCGTCATACGACAGCGGGATTTACTAAAACTGGCATTTACGAGAAAAGAAACAAGCGCAGCGTTTGGACCGTGACCACAAAGCCTTACGCTGGCGCTCACTTTGCTGTCTTTCCGTCTGACCTGATTGAGCCATGCATCATGGCTGGCGCACCAGTAGGCGGCATTGTTCTTGACCCGTTTATGGGCAGCGGAACCACAGCACAGGTCGCGCAAAGCCTTGGGCGGCAATACCTTGGCTGCGAGTTAAACCCAGATTACAAAAAGCTGCAAGAGAAACGTCTGGCGCAGCAGTCATTGGTATTGGAGTAAACAATGGACACTAAAACAATAGCCAAAGCCCTGGGCAACGCCAAGAAGGTGAACGGGAACTGGCTTGCGAGTTGCCCTGTAGCTGGGCATGGCCGAGGTAACGGGGACAAGAACCCGTCCCTTTCCATCAAGGAAGACAATGGCAAGCTCCTGTTCCACTGCCACGGTGGCTGCGACCAGCACAGCGTATTTGACGCGGTTAGGGAACGCAACCTATTGCCAGCACTCCAGCGCCAGGAGTACAGTCTCGCGCTTATCAAAGGTGAATTGATGACTATGCCAACGCTGGAGCAGGAGTGGGAATACAAGGACGAGGTAGGAGATACCCTATTTGTAAAGCGCCGGTTCAAAGTAAATTCTGAAAAAGGTAAGACGTACTCGCTGCACAAGGTGGATGCCGCAGGACGGCGTCAGGGCAGCATGACAGGTGCGCGGATAGTGCCTTACCGCCTGCCGGAACTCATCAACGCCAGGGAAGCTGGACGCGCCATCTACCTGGTGGAAGGTGAGAAGGCAGCCGACGCTTTGGTCAGCATAGGCGCCATTGCCACAACGAGCCACGCTGGTGCTGGGCACTGGCCGGAGGACATCACCCAATATTTCACCGGCGCTGTAGTGATAGTGGTCCCAGACTGCGACGCGCCAGGCTGGAAGTACGCAAAGCGGGTGGTGGAGGCTCTCTTACCAGTCGCCAAGGCGGTTCGCGTGCTGGACCTAAACCTACCGGAGCTGGGTGACGATGCTTATGAGTGGGTAGCGGACGGCGGGGACAGGGCGAAGCTGGCAGAACTCGCCAAGGCGCTACCCGTCATCACCAGCGTGGGCCAGGTATTAACACCCAATTGGATTGATCCAGTAGCAACCCCTACAACCATCACACTTGACCAGTTATCCGAGGAAGAGCCACCCATTCTGGTCCCGCGGCAACTGCTCAACATTGAATCCTGGGATGACATCGAGGACGAGCCGGTGGAGTGGCTTATAGACAACGTCCTGCCCAAGAAGGCGTTCTGCGCCTTGTACGGACCACCAGGATCCTACAAGTCATTCGTGGCCTTGGACATTGCCGAGGCAGTGGCAACTGGCAGGCCGTGGATGGGGCGGGAGGTGCAAGCTGCAGGCGCGGTGCTGTACATCTGCGGCGAAGGATTCGGCGGCATCGGAGCAAGGATCAAAGCCTGCAAGATGCACAACAAGACGCAAGCGGGAGCCGAGATTTACGTCATCAGGGCCGCGATCAACATGAGATCGAGCGCCGAGGACTTCGATCTGCTGGTGGCCTCGATCAAGGACCTGATGGAAAAGTCAGGCGTCCAGTTTGAGCTGGTGCAGATTGACACATTAGCCAGGGCATTTGGCGGTGGCAACGAGAACAACTCCGAAGACATGGGAGCTTTCATCCACAACACGGGAAGGATTCAGCGGATGTTAGGGTGTTCCCTGATGGTCGTGCATCACAGCGGGAAGGACGCCTTAAAGGGTCTGCGAGGCCATAGTTCGCTGTTAGGTGCGGTGGACACTCAGCTTGAACTGGCGAAGATTGACGCAACTCCTAACCTGGCAAGCCAGGTGGCTGGCAGCGGCATCCTAACGGTGTCTAAACAGAAGGACGGCGAGACAGGCGTGAAGATAGGGTTTGAGATGGTCAAGGTGGAGATCAAGGGCAGCGCATTGGGCATTGCTGACGCACAGATCAGCCTGGCGGTCAGGGCATCAGACGAGGCGCTCCAGCAGCAGGCCAAGACCCAGGCATCGAAACCCAAAGCTGTGAAGGACAAGCTAAACCGTAACCCAAAGATTGCCCTAAACGCCATCCACGCCGCGATAAAGAAGAATGGGCATATGACAAACATCGGGGATGAGCGCCACAAAACGGTGATGTATGACGAGTGGAAGGCTGAGTTTTGGAGCAGCTATGGCGGTCCTAGCGACAACAGGGTGACATGGAACAACGCAAAAAACGAACTGATTGCCAAGCAATTGGTGCAGTGCAGCAAGGTTGGGATCGCTAATTACTGCTGGGTCGTGTACCCCAAGGATGATAAAGATGAACAGTTTGTTGCGCCTGTTTAGTGTGTACCGTATAGTTTTATGTACGGTAGCGTATAGTTTTATATACGCACTACAGTTGCTAAAGCGTATAGTTTTTTGCGTATCGTATATAAAACTATACGCTGAAAACTTATACAAAACCGTATGGCGTATATGTGTATACACATATTGTCTTAAGACAATGTATACGCATATACGGTGTACGCCGAAATGTGTGTACGTATACGAGATGTACGGGGGTTCTTTTGATGGCAACTAAAAAACTTGTAGAGACTGACGTTTTCCCATCCGACTATTTCAAGGTCTACCAGCACTCGCTGATGGTGGAAATGGAACTGGCGAAGATGGAGCATGAGAAGGTTTGGGGCATTGACCGAGTCATCGACTTGGTGGAGCCTGAGTTCCGGAGGAAGTTCAACGCGCAGCGGGAGCGCGTCTGGGAGGCCAGCCAAGCGCGTGACGAGGAAAAGCTAGACAGAGCCATCAAGGGAATGATCGCGGCCTACAGAGCGCTCACCAGGTGGGCGACTGAGGCAGGCATTGAGCAGATGCCTAAAATCGATTGCATGGAGTACATGATGCAAGACGATGGATTGCTGGTCGTTGTCAAGGACAAGAAGATGGCGACCTGGTACGAACAATTCCGCAAGCAAAAAGGAAATCGCTCAATCTGGACACTCGCGGAACTCGAGGTGGTCATGAATGGGCCGACACTCAAACAGGTGCGCGAGATCAAGGCAGCGATACCTGGTACGACAATGGTTCCCGTGACGCCGCAAGGCTCCAGCGGGTTTGAGGAGATGGAGAATGACATCGACATCAGCAAACCGTTCCGAGGCGGTAAGTTATTCGACACGAAGGCAGCAGAAAGGGCTAAGAATGAGCGCAGGACGTGATTTATGGGACGAGGTGGTGCGTAGGGTGCTCGAGACTACGAAAAACGCTTGGAGGGTCATGTAATGCCTGGTAATCCGAAGGTGAGAGCAGATATCGCGCTGCTGGAGGACATCGATGACGAGTTGATTCTGTCGATGTTTGAGGAAGGGCGCAGCAAGGCAGACATATGCCGTGGCTTAGGCATCGGACGGCGTGCGCTCGACACTTGGATATCGGACAACGACTATGAAACTATAATTACACGCGCGCGGGTGGAAGCGGCCTCGCATCTCGCTTGCGAGACACTCACCATCGCGGATGGCATGGACGCCGACAACGGCCAGCGCGACGTGCAGCGCATCCGGACGCGCCAGTGGCTGGCCGAGAGGTGGGACCGGAAGACGTATGGCACTGAGAAAGCCAACCAGATCAACGTCAGCATCCAGGGTTTACGCATGGAAGCGCTGCGCCACGTCGAAGTGGTTGAGCAGTTATCCACAGACCAGATGCCAAAGTTATCCACAGAATGAGTGCATTTGCTCAAAGATTAAGCAGAAATA